GCATTGCCCCGCCCGGTTGAAGCGCGACACTTGAAACTGGAGTCTGCGACACTTGAAGCTGGAGTACTCGTGGAATCGGTATTCGTCGGCCACCAATAGCCCCGGTATGCGTGCCGCGCAACTCTGCGGGTGTGAGCAGGTAGGACGGGGGCGTCGGTGAGCGCGACCGCCAGTTGATCAGCCGGCCAATGCGGGGCGCTGATGGGTCGCTGAGAGGCCCCTCGGGCTCATCTCAGGGCGTCCCAAGAGTTCCCGCGGCTCTCCATCGGATGCCAGTAATCGCAAGTAATCGAGCGCTCGGCAGCCCGGACCTGGCCACCCGCGCGGCCGGCTACACCACCGCCAGGGCGAGCAGGAAGCCGGGGGCGGTGCCGGGGGCGGCCGAGACGCGGCCGTCCACGAGGACGTTGGCCTTCTGGCCGGGGGCGAACCGCTGGGTCAGCAGCCGGCTTCGACTGGCCTTGGTCCAGGTCGCCGACTGGACGCCCGTGCCGTCGCTGGCGATCGTCACCGTGCCCAGCACGGTCCACGTCTGGCCCCCGTCGGCCGACGACCGGGCCTCCAGGGTCAGCGACCCATTGAGGGCCTGGCCGTAGGCGACCGCGACGCTCTCCCGGAACGACGCCGGCACGATGCACGACAGCGGGAGCAGCGGCTACGCCAGCGCCAGGGCGAGCAGGAAGCCGGTGGCGGTGCCGGGGGCGGCCGAGACGCGGCCGTCCACGAGGACGTTGGCCTTCTGGCCGGGGGCGAACCGCTGGGTCAGCAGCCGGCTGCGGCTGGCCTTGGTCCAGGTCGCCGACTGGACGCCCGTGCCGTCGCTGGCGATCGTCACCGTGCCCAGCACGGTCCACGTCTGGCCCCCATCAGCCGACGACCGGACTTCCAGGGTCAGCGACCCGTTGTTGACCTGGCCGTAGGCGACCGCGACGCTCTCTTTGAACGCCGACGGCACGATGCACGACAGCGGGAGCAGCTGCGGAGTGCAGGTGTCGCCCACGGCCAGCGCCGAGCCCTTGAGCAGCGCGAGTTGCGGCGTGCCCCGGACCGGGGTGCGGGCGATGGCATCGCCCGGGAAGTAGCTGCTGGCGTTGGCCACGATGATCGCCTGCGTCGACGCCACGCCGGTATAGGAGTCGGGGTGGATCAAGTCCTCGGTCCCTGTATCGACCGGGTCCAGATACAGCCACGCCGCGCCGGAGGTGATGCCGGCGGCCAGAGTCAGCACGCGGCCGACCGTGGCGGAAACTCCCTTGTTCCCGAACTGCCGAACGCTACGCAAGGTCACGTGATAGTTGCCGCTGCCGACGGTGCCGTAGTCGACCACGACATCTTCCCTGACAATCAGGTCATCGACGATGTAGTGCGTGGCGGACTTCAGGTCGCGCAGCCATACCCGGCCCTCTACGTCGTGTCTCCAGCGGCAGATCGGCGAAGCGCTGGCAATCAGGGCGAACTGCTCGTTGGCGTTTGCCGCGCTGCCGGCGGCCGGGTCGCCGTAGATGTGCAGCATAGCATCGTCGCCACCCAGCCTGTGCGCCAGGACCGTGGCACGCGTCGCGGAGGACTTGCCGTATGCAAAGCCCTCCAAATGCGCGTCGGTGCACAGGCCGTCAGATTCGCGGCCATAGGTACGCTGGATGTAATCGACAGTGCCGCGCGGCACCGCTAGGTCAATCTCGTCTCGGTCCCAAATATAGATCGCACGCCCGTTGTTCCACCGGCTGATGATGCGGATCCGGTTGTCCACGAGTCCAGTGGAATATCGCTTGATGTTGCCGCCAGCGCGCCCCCCAATGGTGCGCCCGTCGTCATCTGATGAGCGCGCGTCACCTGACTCCATCTGTCCGGACGGGTACCAGCGCCGATCGCCGTTGCTGATCCGCCCCTCGAAGTTAAACCTCGTCCAAAGGAACCCCGCTCCGACGCGGATGATGTTTCCGCCGGCCGGCAGCGTCCCGATCACTCCGGTCTCCATTGCCCCCTGTGTGACGATATCGAGCTTTGACTGGCCGGAGCTGAGCACGAACACGAACAGTTTGTAGTTATTGCCGTCGAATATCACATCGCTGATGTCAACAGGCTGACCGGAGATGTAGCGGGTGGACTCGTCGGACACCTCGGGCGTCGCGAGCAATTCGGCCTCGGTGTAGAGCCAGCGCTCATGTGCCGCCAGGAAGAACGAATAGCCGGCGTTCCGGCCGATGATCCGGCAATTCCCGCCGCGCCAAGTCAGGCAGTAACGGGCCCCTGCAGGGCCGTCTCTGAAGAGCAGGTTGTCCACGTAATAATCTCGGGCTTTTGTCTTCAGTGTAAAGCCGGTAGCGCAGCAGAAATCGATTGCCTTCTGGCACGCCAGCGTGTCATTGGCGCCGCCACCGGTCGCCTGGAAGTCCTCGAACGACACCTCTACGTCGCTTCTGCCGTTCGCGCAGCGCTGCACGAAGAAGCGGTTGAAGTTGATCGCCAGCAGGCTGCCCGGGGCACCACTGTCGTCGAGCACCTCGTACTCGACTTTGAGGTCGATCGCGGCAGCGAAGTCGAGGCTGGACACCTCGTTGCACTGTACCGTCGCCGAGAACGCGTTTCCGGCCGCCCAGTCACCCCTCTGTCCGGACGCCAGGGTCAGCCCGCTGCCGGACGCGAGCGCCGCCGTCGACGCCGCCCCGGGCGTGGATGACACCCACACATAGGCCGTCGACGCGGACAGCCGCACGATCCAGCCGCGCAGCGTGAACAGCCGGACGTCGCTGTCGGTGGCGGTGACCGCATAGAGCTTGCCCGAGACCGCTACGGTCGAGCCCAGGCTCGCCGCCGCCGAGACCACGCCCTGCGCGTCCTGGTCCATCTCGGCGACCGCCCAGAACTCGGCGGCGTCGCCGTCGGCGGTCAGGGTGTAGGCCGGGATCGGGATGGTCTTGCTCTGGCGGCCGGTGGCCTCGGTGATTGCCAATGCTGCGTTGTTGCTGGCGCTCCAGGACGGCCGCGCCGGCGGCGTATGGGCCAGCACCGCGCGCTCGAGCTGCTGCGCGGAGACGGTGCGCTGGGTCGGGTCGTCGGCGGCATCGACCAGCGCGTTGGTCATGGCGGGCAGCGACGAGGGGGGCGCGAACAGGACGAACTCCACCTCGGTCGGCGAGATCGCCCGCAGCTCGGCGCTGTACTCGGCGCCGCCGGCGGCGCCGGGGATCACCAGGGTGGACGTGGAGAGAGCCGTCATGCCGGCCAGCGGGATGATCTCGACCGACCCTGCTCCGACGTTGCACAGCCGGATGACGTCACCGGTGAGCAGTACGGCGGGGGCCAGCTCCATCGTCACCGCATATGCCCAGTTCGTCTTGACCGGCCCCCGATTGCACAGCCGGCGGCTGATCAGCCGGGCGTCGGTCAGCTCCCACAGGTTGGCGCCGAGGGTGACATTGCCCGCGCCGTCCGCCGTGCCGCCGAATGCGGCGTCGTGCACCACGCGCACCTGCGCGCTGGTGTCGCCGGCCGACGGCTCGTACCACACGATCGTCAGTCGACCCGGCCCGCCGACCTCGCGGATTTCGCGGCCGCCGTCGTTGCCGCCGAACGGCGTCGCACCCGACACGGTCACTGCAGGCGGAGCGTAGGAGCTGCTCGCCCCGTCGCTGCCCGTCTTCGGGGCGGTGAGCGTGCCGACGGCCTGTCGCGCGCCGGTCAGCGTCAGCGGCGGCGCCGGCGGGAGGCGTGGCGATACATCCACCCGCAGCAGGTACTGCGCGGCGGTCGCGTCGATCTCATTCATGCCCGACAACAGGTTGCGCGGATCGCTGCCGCCCGACTGCTGATAGCCGCCGGAGTTGTCTACGTGCCAGAACTGGACGCGCTGCACGTCCAACTCGTCGATGATGCGGCGGAACTCCCGATAGTCGTCGGCGCGGCGATAGGGGTCGACGCTCTCGGAGGCCATCTCGGTGATCACGAAAGGCTTGGTGTAGCGGCGACAGTCGGCCGCGATGCGCTGCAGCACCGACAGGTACTGCACGCGGTCGGGGTCCGTCTTGGAGGTCCCGTCGCGAACGGCGTCGTATTCCCACAGCCCTGTTGGGCGCACACCGTTGTTCATCGGGTAGACATTGACGCCGATCCAATCAAGCAGCGTCAGCGCCTCGGCGGCATTCCAGAACCACTTGAGGCTGTTCGGCACGCCCTGCGCGTCCACAGCGCCGCCGCGCCACGGGCTCTGAGTGGTGAGAAACCGAGCGCCGATCGGCAGAGCGAAGCCGGGCAGAGCGCGGGCCTGAATGACCAGCAGCTCGAACACCCGCTTGATCGCGGTGTCGGTGATTGTCTTTGTCTTGCCCGACCAGAACGGGGCGTTGTTCGTGGTCCAGTATGCGTAGGGCTCATTGAGCACCGAGATCGACACGATGCCCGGCTGCAGATAAAGAGGGACGCCGCCCGCGTCCTGGTGCTGCAGCACCGCCAGCTGATAGGCCGCCAGCGCGTTGCGCGTGTTCGGATCCTCGTCCCAGATCTCGAAGTAGCGACCGCGTGTCACCGACCACCGATTGACCGGGATCGGATTGGCCGTCTGGGTGAACTGCCGTAGCAGCACGCCGGTGGCGCCCGTCCCGTCGCCGGTCACGCTCGTGAGGCGGATCAGACCGGCCGAGCTACTTCCCGGCGACGAGGTGGAGCTGTTCTCGAAGATCTGCCAGTTGGCAGCGACCCCGGAGAACGCAGCCACCGAACTCGTCAGCGTGACGGTAGAGCCGGCTGCGACCGCGCTCAGCGCGCCCTCCACGCAGGTGAGCGTGCCATTGATCTTGTTCTGCGGGATGTGCGTGCCGCTGTCGGCATCGGAGAACAGCGAATGAAAATCGACGTGCACCTTGATCCCGTACGCCCACGCCTTCGCCGCGACGCGCCGGAAGTTGCTCATCGTCGTGGCGTTGAGGCTGCCGTCCCAGTTCTGGGTGCGCTGCCAGATCAGCCGCATCGAAACCTCGTCGATGCCCGCGCTCTTCAGCCTGGGGAACAGCGCGTCGCAGTTGGCGTCGTTATAGCCAGCGGCGTCATACCGGTTGCCGCTGGCCCCGGAAATCAGGTTGGCCGCGAGCACCGGGCGGTCGGTCCGCACGGCCGCGAACGCCTGCGCCGCCGTCGCCGGAGTGACCACGAGGTCGTTGCGCCGTCCGGCGCGGACATCCGCCGCGGTGGCGGCCGGCAAGTTGACGGCGCCGCCGCCCGACCAGACCAGCACCCGCCAGGTGTCGGCCGCCACCCGCACCACGCGCACCAGCAGGTGCTGCGCGACCGTCGTGCTGCTGCCTGCGGAGATCGTCTCGCCGTCGCGCAGCGCCGTGGCACCAGTGCCTGCCGCCAGATTGGCACCGCCCGAGGCGCGCACCAGCAAGTCGACGTGGTGCCCGACCTGCATGTCTGGCGCGTCCGTCGAATTCGGCAGGGTGATCGTAACGACGCTGGACGAGGAGAGCACCAGCAGGGCACCGCGGGGAGCGTTCGTCGCGGAGAGCGTCAGGCTGCCGGCCGGAAACGACACCGGCAGCAGGTTCCGCAGCGGCGTGCCGGCCGGCCAGGCACCGCTCGCCTTCGGTCCGAAGACAACGACAGCATCCACGTCCAGTGCATACTCGCCGTTGACGCCGACGCCGGCGCCCGGTGTGCCGGTGACGAAATGCACATTGCGCTTGCCGTGGAGCTCCTCCGGCAGCCCAGATATGTCGTCGATCGCCGTGCCGTGCGGGTTGCCGGTGGCAACTGCATGCTCATCGCCGGCGGCGCCCGGCGCCTGGTCGCGCGGCAGCAGGCGTGTCTTGCCGTCGTCGGTGTTGACGACGATGTCGGAGGTCTGCGCCAGCGTCGTCGCCGGAAGCTCATTGACAGACTTTACACCGGCCATCGCAGTCACCTCAGCTTGGAAATCAGCAGTCGCGAAAACACCACGGGCTCGCCGAAGTCGCCGGGCGCGGCCCAGGCCGACGTGGACGCGTTGACCCGGACCTGCAGCTCGACCGCCGTCGAGGCAGCCAGCGTGAACGGGGCGGCCAGCGTCAGCTTGCTGTCTGCCCACTCGGTCGCTCCGCTCGCCAGCGTCGAGCCGCCGCCGACGATGCGCGCCTGGCCGATGAATCCGGACAGCAGCCGCACTCCGATCTCCGCGGCCACGTCGTAGCGGCCGGCCGGCAGGGTGACCTGGTTGGCGCTGAGCGCGCCCACGCCGTCGGGGTCGTACTCCTCGGTGTTGAGGGTGACGGTGCGCCAGCCGCCGACGGTGTATGTCGGCGCCGATGCTCCGGCCGCCTGTCGGTCGGCGTAGGCAGCGACCTTCGTCGCGCCGGCGACAACCGCCGCGGCGGCGATGGCGCGGATGGCGTCGCGCAGGTTGGCGTCGCCCGCGGGGCCCTTGGTGCCCGCGATCGCGCCGTCGACGAGCACCACGGCGATGTTGGCATCCAGGTCGTTGAGCCAGTCCGCATCGACCGAAGACCCTTTGATCCCGGCCAGTGCATCGCCTCGCTGGTGCCACCTGTCCGTGCCGGCCGGCAGCGGCGTTGGCCGGACTGCGATGCCTGTCGCCAGGTCATAGCGTTTCATGGTTGGCCCCCGTAGGCGAAGATTGCGTGTGTATGAGCCGGTTTGGCGCGGCCGATCGCGCACTCCAGGAGGTCGTCGCCGAAGTCGAGCAACGGCTCTCCACAACCGCTTTCATTGCAGCGGAACGGAAACTCGGTAACGGCGGGGGCGTGAACGATGAAGGTATTCGCCCAGTCGGGCCCGTTGAGGAGATCTACATTGCACTCGCTTCCATTGCAGCGGAACGGCTGCGGCTCCTCGATCGTGATGCTGTAGCCGAGCTGGGCAGCAAGGCCGATCAGGTAGGCTGGCGTGGCTCCGCCGCGGCCGGTGAGACGGGCAAGCAGAGCGGCGCGACGAGCCGGCAATGTCTGCTCCGCGCCGGCGCAGGCGTCCGGCAGTCCGGCATCCGCCTCCCACGCCTCGAACAGTTCCCACGTCGTGCGCGGGTCCGCCTCCTCAAGGAGTTGCCGAGCCCGCTCATCCAAGCGAGCCAGGCCGTCGGCGATCGCGGCCAGCAGGCGGGTCAGCACCGCGTCCGGCTCGGTCGGCCAGGCGATGCCGGTCAGCTGCAGCGCCTGCAGCGCCTGCAGGTAGTCCGGCGGACCGGCCGCGATCAGCGCGGGCGCTGCCGGGGCGGCAAGCCTGCCGTCCTCGTCGACACCGACGGCGAGGAGGTAGGAGCCGTCCTCGGTCAACAGCAGGTCGCCGTCCTCGGTGGTCAGGTAGACCGGCATCGGCTACACCCAGGTGATCGCGCCCGGCACCGACAGCTCGGTGGCAGCGCGGGTGACGTTGGCCGCCGGACTGACCAGCACGTGGTCGGTCTCGCCGGCGGCGACGGAGATCGCCTCGCGGAGGTGCGAGAGCAGGATCGTCCCGCCCGGCGCCGCCTCGCGCAGCACCAGGTCGCGGAATTCCGCCTCGACCGCGGCCCGCACCGCCGCGTCGGGCGGCTGGATTCCGCTGATCGTCAGGTTGAGCGGCACCGCGATCGGTGCGGCGACCAGGACATCGGCGCACACCGGCCGGCGGGCGTCGATGTAGGACTGGACGACGGCGACGTCGGCCGGCACCGGGATGCCCTGGCCGGCGGCGCGCACATCGTCCATCGCGAACAGGACGGTGACGGTGCCGGGCCCGCTCGCCAGCGGCAGGCACCAGGCGCGGGTCACCCCCGCCACTTCCAGCGCCCAGGTCACATAGTCGCTGCGGTTGCCGCCGTGCGGCGGCTGGCGGATACGGTCCTGGATCCGCCGGCGGTAATCCTCGTCGGCCTCGGCATCGGCGCCGCCGACCAAGCCGGCCGACACCACGGTCGGCGCGCCGGTGATGCCGGCGATCGGTGAGACCAGCGCCAGCGGCGCGGAGCCGACCGTGTTGCCGGCAGCGCCGGCGGCCTCCGCTTCGACGTCGACGATCGCCGTGCCGGCGGCGATCACGCCGGCGGTGGTGGTGACGAACCGGGCGCCGTCGGCGCGGCGCAGCAGCGTGCCCGCGGCGATCTCGGCGCCGGCCGAGCCGGCGAAGGTGACGAGGCCGGTCGCGTAGGCGGCGGCCTTGCGGTAGACGCCCCAGGTCGCGCCGCGGCGGTCGAGGTTCTCCGCCTCGGAGGTCTCGACCAGCACCTGGTCGGCAATCCAGGCCTGATGGCCATAGAGCCCGTGCACCGCGCCGGCGATGACGCGGCTGAGCGTGCCCAGCACCGAGTTGCGTGTGCGTGCGTCGGCGCCCTCCAGGCGCGCCTCGATATCCGCTTCGGTCGTGGCGACCAGCTCGGCAAGGGTCGGGCGGACGAACGCCATCAGGCAGCCCTCCGTGCCTGCGCCTGCCACGACAGCTCGTAGCGGTAGTCGACCGCGGCGCCGTCCGGCCGCCAGATCGTCACGCCGATCGCGAGCCACTCGGCGCGGGGGAACTCGGCCGCGACGTCGATCCGCGTCGCGATCCTGTCAGCGATCATCCAGGCGAGCGCCTCGCGGGCGTACTCGCGGGCGCGCAGCAGCACCTCCGGCACCTGCTTTTCGCGCCACAAGAGCCACAACCGCGAGCCGGTGCGGTGCCCGGTCATGGTCTCGCCCAGCACCGTCGGCGGGACGGCGTCGCCCCACCAGCCGCGCCGGCCGTCGGTACCCGGCAGCGGATCATCCGGCCGGGCGCGGGCGTCCGAGAACAGCGAGATGATCACTCGCGTCTCCAGCCCGTCGTCGGCGAGCAGGCCCGGGCCGTCGAGCACCAGGTCGGCGGTCTGTGTGTTCGGGTTCCAGCGCAGCGCGATGTCCGTCACGGCTGGTGCTCCGGCGGCGACGGCGCGCCCATGTTCTGCAGCGTGACGCCCTGCTGCCAGGCCTGGATCTGGCTCGGTGTCCAGGTCACGCCCTGGCCGCCGCAGTCGAGGCGCAGGCTCGCGGTCGCGTGGATCTGCACGTCCACGGCCTCGATTCGCGCCAGCTCGGTCGCGCGCACCGTCACGACCTGGCCCTCGACGGTGATCGGGTTGGAGGAGCGGATGACGATGCCGTCGCGGGTCAGGTGCACCACCTGGCCCTGGTCGTCGTAGAGCGCGACCTCGCCCGGCTGCGTCGCCGCCAGCCGGTAGCGCCGATCCTCGACGCCGATGACGACCGTGTGCCCGGCGCCGCCGCCCACCGACAGCATCAGGCACTCGGCGCCGGGCAGCGCGTGCCCGGAAAACCCGTAGGGCTGGAAGTGCTCACGCTGGTCACGCAGGTCGCCGGCGAGGCCCTCGGCCTGCACCGTCTGCCGCCCGCCGGCATCATCGACGGCGCGGACCACGGCACGGCGCACCAGGCCGTCCATCCGCCGCCGCAGCGGCTCCAGGGCGCGATGCAGCCCGGCTACCATGCGGCGTCTCCCCGGCCCGTCGGCTCCGGCAGGTACGTATCCGGCGGCACCAGCGACAGCTGCGTCTGCGAGCCCCGCTCACTGAGCGAGTGGTGCACCGTCGCGACCAGCAGCTCGGCGGTGCTGCGCGGCAGCTCCAGGGTCACCCGCTCGTTGGGCTGCCACAGCCGCCCGCCGGGTTTCTGGCGCCAGCCCTGCACGGTGACATCGATCCGCTGCGAGCGGCCGGCGCGGACGCGCGCCTCCCACTGCGCGCGCTGCTGCAGGGTCACCCCGTCGGCGGCGTCCTCGGCGGTGAGGATCATCGGCCGGTAGCGGGTCACCCCCGGGTCGGTGACGAGCGCGCTGCCGTGCGCCGCCTGTGACGGATCCTCGCCGTCGCGCGACGGCCGCTGGCCGAGGGCACGGTACTCCGAATAGCGGTCGGCGATGCTGCGGCGCACCGAGTAGGAGAGGATATTCTGGCCGCGTACCAGCCGCACCTCGGCGCGGCCGGTGCCGGCCCGGGTCAGCACCAGGTTGCCGGCGCCGTCGGACATGCACAGCATCGCCCGCAGCCGGCAGGCTCGCTCGATCGCCCGCCAGGCGGACTCGCCGTGCTCCAGCTTTGCGTCGAGCGGTGCGCCGACGTCCACCTCGGCGCGGACAGCCACGCCGAACGGCCGCGCCAGTTCGGCAGCGAGGTCGAGCAGGCTGACCCCGCGCCACTCGCCGGGGGTGTTGGTGGCGCTGCAGTCGATCAGGTCGCAGGCCGCGTCCCGGCCGCTGACGTCGATCGAGTGGCTGTCGGCCGTCTCGCGCACGAGCAGATCGTCGACGTAGCCGGTGATCACCGCCTCGCCGGCGAGGGTCAGCACGCACCGGCTGCCGGGCGCGATCGGCCGCTCCTCGGTCTGACCCGGCCATCGCTCCGACACCCACAGTCCAAATGACCCCGATCCGCTCTCCATCGACCGGGTGATGTCGGCGCTCTTCCATCCGCCGTAGCGGGCGCCGTCGACGGTGAGCACGATGTCGCCGGCGGTGATCATGCGCTCACCACGATCGACAGCGGCGTGCCGCCCGGCACGAACAGCGGGTGCCGTACCCGATTCCGCGCGACGATCGCCGCCGCCTGCTCGGGCGTGCCCTCCACGTCGTCGCCGAACCGGTCGTAGGCGATGGCGACCGCCGGCCGGGTGGTGGCGGGCATGATCGTGGTCAGCCGCGGCAGCTCCGGCGACCGGGCGGCGATGGCGCGGACCGTCGCTGCGCGCAGGTCGCGCAGCGCGGCATAGGTGGCGTCCGGAGCGGCCTGCATCTCGTCGTCGAGCGCGCCGGCGATCGCCCGGCGAGCCGTCTGGGCGTCCTCGTATGTCTGGAAGTCCTCGCGTGTCGCCGCCCGGGCGGCCTGGACGACCGCGCCCTGCCGCACCATGCGCTCGATCGCCGCGCGGTTCGCCGCCTGCACCTGCCGCGAGCGCGTCGCGCCCTGCACCGCGCCGCCAGCCGACCAGCCGAACAGCGGCAGGTACTGTCGCCAGCTCGCCTGCGGTGCGCCGGCATTCCCGCGCAGCGCCTCGGCGGCGCCGATCGCTGCCCGGCCGGTGCCGAGCAGGCCGCCGTTGCCGGTGACGTTACCCAGGTCGAGCAGGCCGAGCAGCCGCTCGCCCGCGGCCATCGGGCTGCGCACCAGCGTCGCGGCGTCGCTGGCCGTCCGAAGGATGCCCTTGGTCCATGCGGCGTACGTTTTCGCCTTGGCGGCCAGCGGACCGAGGGTTTCGCGGATGCCGCCGAGGCCCTTGCCGAGGACGCCGCCGGCGTCGTCGGCGACGTACTGCGGCAGGCCGTCGGTCTGCAGCTCGTCCGCCAGCTGCCGCAGCGCCGCCTCGTCCGCGGTCAGCGCCGCCTGGTCGACGGCGGTGGCGTGATCGGCGGTCGCCGCCGGGTAGACCGGGGCGAACGTCTGCTGGAACTCGAGTTCGAAATCGACGCGCCGGCGGCGGCGAGTGCTGTGCCGCTCGCGGCACCCCGTGCAGACGACCGTCAGCTCGCCGAGCCAGGGGTGCACCAGCGTCGCCGACCCCGCCGCCTCGCAGGCATCCGCCAGCCGGCGCGCCTGGTCGATCGCGTCCTCGCCGAGCACATAGCCCGGCACGGTGAACGGGCGGGCCTTGCGGCCGAGGTCCTCGACGTAGGGCTCGTCGCGGCCGACGTATTCATGCACTTGCGCCCGCCGGCCGCGGTCGACGCCGACATCGCCGTCGACGTGGAACTCGACGCCGCGGAAGCTGGCGGTGCGCAGTTCGTCGCTCACGGCATCACCATTGACGGGCCGCGCGCCAGCTCGGCGGACAGGTCCATGCCGCCGGAGCTCTTCACGCCGGCGACCCGCGTGCCGGCCGGCGCGCCTGACATCGTAATGTCGATCGAGCCCTGGAACTTCGGCGTCGCGCCATCCTTGAACGCGCTCGCCGGAGCGGCAGATGCGGGCGCCGAGCCCATGACGCCGAGGGTACGGCCGACATCACCGAATGCAGTCATCAGCCGATTCCAGTCGGCGATCAGGCCAGCCCACACCTTGCCGAGCTGCGCGGTGACCCAGTCCCAGTTTTCGTAAAGAGCGATCGCGCCGGCGACGATCGTCGCCAGGCCTGCCACCACCACGCCGATCGGCGTGGCCAGCATCGCAGCGGCGAGCGTCACGAACGAAGCGGCGAGCCCCGCCATGGCGGCGATCAGCGGCCCGGCGATGACAGCCGCGACGGCGCCGAGAGCCAGATTCCAGCCACCGAACTTCTCGCTCGCCCACGCGATCGCACCGCCGATCGTCGTCGTCGGGTCGGTCAGCTGTCGCAGCGCTTGCCAGATGCCGATGGCGGCGTTCTTGGCGGCGACCATTGCGTCGCGCAGCCCGTAGCCAATGTCGTTGGCGAGCCGCTGCAGTGAGCCGTCGGCGGCCATGCGATCGACCGTAGCGAGTAGATTCGCCAGCTCGCCCTTAAGAAAATCGAAGGCGCCGGCTTGCGCCAGCATGTTAGCGAACCGAGTCCATTGGTCCGACAGGTTGGACAACATACCGTTCCACGTCTTCGAGCGCTCCTCCATCGCGCCCTCGTATTTCTCGTTCCAGATTGCTTGCAGCGTCGATTGAATCTGCGCGCGGTTACTGGCATCGACCGTCGCGCGCACCTGCTCGCCGTTCTTCTTGGTGTACTCGTAGGTGATTTGTCCACCTTGCTTGTGCGCGGTGATCCCGAACTCCTTGAGACGTTCGTTTTCGCCTGTGACCGCGTCAGCGACCGCCTCGACAGCCTGCATCAAAGGCTTGTCCATCGCGGATGCGGTGTCTCCCAGCGTCTTCAGCATCCCCCCCGTCGGCTCTAGGCCGTAAGATCGGAGCTTTTTGTACGCTTCGGTCACCGCGTCGAGTTCAAAGGGCGTCTTGGCGGCGAAGTCGGACACCCAATTGAGCGCCCTCTGCGCGCCCTCGGCACTGCCCTCCAGCACCTTGAGAGTCGCGGCATAATCCTCGAACTGCGCCGCCGTGCCGATGATCTGAGTGCCAACGAAACCGCCGAGCAACCCGCCGCCGGCGCCCAACCAGGCCAGCCGCTCGCCCACCTGCCCAGCTGCCTCAGCGACGCGGCCGAGATGCTGCCCTGTGTTGCGGGCCGCCGCGCCGAGCAGGTCGCCGCCGGATGCCACCCGCACCCGCTCGCCTAGGTCGCTGACTGCTTTCGCCGCACGCGCAATCGCCGGCGACATCCGGTCGACGGCCTGCAGAATCAAGCTAACGTTGAGCTCGGTCATGTGCCCACTCCCCCAGCTGGCCGTGCCACCACGCCACCTCCGGCCACGTCATATTCATGACGTCGCGGGCGCTCAGGCCGCCGTCGAAGACGAGCTCGCGGACGCAGCGCTCCCAGCCAACGGGAAACCGGCAGTGCACAAAGGGAGCACCCGCAGGTACACCTCCATGGCGTCGGCGACGGTGAGTCGCTTGATGGTTTCCTCCGGGATACCGGCAAGCCGCGCCGCGACCTTCAGCACCTCGCCGGTCTCGGGCATCTCGAATTGCGCCTTGCCGCTCGCGTCCACCCGGGCAGGCAGCCGGAAGTCCCAGATGTCACCAGCAGTGACGTCCTCACGTATATCCAGCGACGACTCGCTCTTCCCCGCGATCAGCAGCGGCCTCTGCAGTGGGATCTTCATGCTGTTACTCTCTCCAGGCTCTCACCAATCAGCTCGAGATCCACCTCGCCGTTCATCAGCGAGATGCTGTCGCCGCCGGTGACGAAGGCGTTGCGCAGGACGTAGCTCTGCCCGTTGGCCAGGTCGAACTGCCATGTCTCCGGCTCGGTGCCCTGAAACAGGGCGAGCAGGTCGAGGTCGGTCCGGTTGTAGACCTTGCCCTTGACCTTCCAGGCGCGCGGCTCTTCCGAATAGCCGGCGAGCCGGCCGTCGGTGGCCATCTCTTCCTTCCGCTTCGGTACGCCGAGCTGCAGCTCGAAGTCGCCCTTCGCCCAGATCAGCTGACCGTTGCGTTTCACCGTGAGCGTGCCGCCGATGAGCGCCATGCTGCTTCTCCTTACGCCGCGAGCGGCAGATCGCCGGTGCCGAAGCCGAAGTCGATGCTGGCGGCGAAGACGTAGAGGTTGCCGATCAGCCGGACGGCGAGGCGCGCGTTCACCCGGTTCGGGTCGGCCGGATCGATTTCGACGATCAGATCGCGCTTGAAGCCGGCCATGTCCTGGCAGCGGCCGGCGTCGATCAGGTCGGCGTAGACGGCAATCAGCTCGCCCGCGATCGTCCTGGGCGTCGCCACATTCATGCCGCGCGCCGCCAGGGATTCGTCCGCCGCCAGCTTCATCCGCTGGAAGCGCTGGGCGATGCGCGTCGCGAACGCATAGCGGACCGACGCCAGGTTCCACAGTGTCGCCGCTTCGAGGTAACTGTCGTCGGCGGCACCATAGGCGTTCTTCTGATAGGTCGTGATCAGCCGCTCGATGCGGACGGTGCCGTCCGCATCGACGCGGAAGGTGGAGATGCCCCGCCGCAGCAGCAGGTCGCGCTCCTCCCAGTTGAAGCGATCGGCGCCGACCGGCCCGATGATGCCACGCAGCGGCAGCGAGGTGAGCGCGCGGGCCGGGTCGATGGTGCGCTCGTAGGCGGCGATGCCGGCAACGGCCGCCGCCCACTCCTCGGGCGAGGTCGGGGCCGCATCGGCGCCCATGACCGCGACGAGCTGACTGTTGCGGCCGGTCCCCAGCGTGGTCAGCCCGGCATGGGTGCCGCGCGCGCCGACGTAGGCGAAGCCGTCCTGCTGCACCATCGGTCCCCAGCGCCGCGCCAGTTCGGTCTCCAGCGCCGTCAGGTTGGCCGCGTCCGACCACGGCATGACGACGTCGGTGAACCAGGTGTCGCCCATCATCGCGATCGCGGCGGCGACGTCCGGGTTGCCGGCGCCCCCGGACATCGCCGTGGGCGTGACGGTCAGGCCCAGCGGCAGCACCTCGCCTGGATAGAGGTTGGTGCGCAAGTCGATGGCGCTGCCGTTCGTGCCCTTGTGCCGCGCGGTCAGATTGACCTTCGCGGGATTGCTGCCATCCAGCGCTGCGGTCACCGGCAGGTCGGTCTCGGCCGCGATCGCCGCCTGCACGGCGGTGGCGGTCGCCGCGTTTGCCTCGGCCGCCGCCACGCCGACGCGGACGCGCTGGCCGTTGACGTAGAGGCTTAGCGTGCCGGCCTGGGTGACCGTGCCGCCAAACGTCCAGGCGCCGATGGCCGCGGTACCCGCGACGAGATCCAGCTGCGGGATGACGATGCACTCGGTGTAGGGATTCTGCCGCTTCAGCGCGCGCACCTCTCGGTGCAGCATGCTCCCTCGGCCGAACAGGCCCTCAGCGGCGGCGGAGCGGGTGACTTCGACTGGTTGCAGCGGCGTGGCCGTGCCGGTCGCCAACATCTGGCCGAGCATGAGAATCCGCGCCGGCATTCCCGGCAGGCCGCGGGCGGCGGACCGGTTGGAGAATTCGATGTAGCTGCCGGGGACCCGGATGCTGAGCGGGATCGCGTCGAAGGTCAGCGCCATCGGCTATATCTCCCCGTCCTGGCGCTCGAACTCCGTCACGTCGCCGCTGCGCAGCCGGCGCAGCCAGTAGCTCGTCCTCGGCACGGTCTTGCCGGCCGGCGGCAGCGCCTGGCCGTCGCGCGGGTCAAGCACCGCCAGGCCTGCGGCCGGGATGACGTAGAGATCGTCGGCCATCAGTCAGCTCCCTCCAGGAAGACGTCGTCGCGCGCATCCGCCTCGGCCGCGGGCAGCGGCGGGGTGACGTTGCCGAGCGGCGGCACGTCCCAGTCGAGATGCAGGTGCACGAAGTCGTCGAGCCGCTCCCGTGGGAGACTGAGCAGAGCCTCGTCCTCGAACCCGCAGAGCAGCGTGAGCACGTAGATGGAGATGCCGCGATCCTGCACGACGGTGCGGATCTCGCCCGGAACGAGCGGGGTGATCGCGAGTCCCAGGGTGTAGCCGACCAGCAGGCGGCGGACGTCCTGCAGGATCTGGTAGCTGCCGACCTCGCCCGCGGCGGCGCCCTGCCGGGCAGCGGCCTCGTTGCGCAGGTTCGACGCGCCGACGTAGACGGCGAACCGGGGCTGGTAGCGCCAGACCCGATCGGTGGCGATCTCGACCGGCGGTCTATCCCCGCCATAGACGACCCAGACGGCGGGAAAAGCGCGGATCGCCTCGTTGATGGCGTCCGGGCTCAGCTCGCCGCCGTAGCTCTTCACCGTGCGCAGCCGGTAGCCGAGGACGTTGCCCTCCGATGCGGCCTGGATCCGGCCGATGATCGCCTGCTCGATCGCGCCGATCATGGCAGGCCTCGCGCCAGGTGACGGACCGCGATCTCGCGGATGTCGTCGGCGTCGTCGCCGTCGATGCCGAGATAGGGCCGGGCCGGCAGGTGCACCTTGTGGCCGCGGCCGGCATCGCCGCCCAGCTGGTGGATGGCCGCGTAGACCTTGGCGCTGCCGACCTCGACGTGATCGTCGGCCGCGTTGTGGGTGAGCGACTGGTCGAGCTGACGGCTGTCGATCAGGGTCTTGCCGCCCTCTCTCAGCGCTCTCAGCGAGGGAATCCACTCGGCCCCATCCGGGGCTTTGCCACGCTCGAACCGCAACCGGGTGTGATCGACCAGCATTCGGCCGATCTCGTCCATCGCCGGGCGCTGGTGGCGCGAGGCAGTGTACAGGACGCCCAGCGCCGCCACGGCTTCACGTTCGCCCGCCAGCGTCCAATCCAGCGCGACCCCGCTCATTGGTCCTCGCACCGGATCTGGATGGTCTTGTCGAACGGCTGAGGCCCGGCCACACCCGGGATCGCGACCAGCAGCCGGAAGCGCACGGTGTAGACCGTGCCTGCCGTCCCGCCGCCGATCCGCGCCGTCACCCGCGCGCCGCTGCGGCTTGACGTGTGCAGGACGATGCCCGCCGAGGACAGCACCTGGTGGCCGCTCACCTGGTCGACGACAAGCTCGTTGGCGGCGAGCACCGCCTCGAAATCGACGCCGTAGAGCTCGACGGCGTCGGGATCCTTCAGGAAGAAGGCTTCGGCCATCAGGCGCCGCCCAGGCGTTCGCCGCTCAGCGCGTCGACGATCCGCGCCTCGCCGGCCGGGGCGATCACCCGCCCACCGATTGCGGCTGCGTCCCGGCCATCGACCAGGAAATCCCCGTCCTCGTTGACCAGCAGGTCGCCATCCTCGGTGCTGAGGTAGGCCAGCATCACAACCCCGCCAGCGTGTCGGAGCTGAAGACGCGATCCGGCCCGCTGCGCCGCACGTCGGCCGCCGGGGCCGGCGCGCCCGCGGTGCCCTCCAGCGCCAGCTCACCGCGGGCGATCGCGCGCAACTGCTGCCGCGCCGACTCGGCATCCTTCGCGACCGCGTCAGTCGGCCGGTCGCGGTGCAGGTGCTTGCGCGCCAGGTCGCAGCAGATGCGCGTCAGCACGCGCGGCGTCGACGACAGGGGCAACGGGTAGCGCGACTGAACGTAGCCCTCGATCTCGGCCGACGCATCGGCGAGCGCCGCATCCACCACCGGACGAACCACGACGCGGGCGTAGGGCTCCAGGCGATCGCTGAGCTGGATCAGCTCGCTCTCGCCGAACCGCTCAACCATGTCCTCGACGGTGGCGTAGACGGCCATCAGGCGGCTCCGCCCTCGGCCAGGGGCTCGCCTTCACCGGGCGACGTCGCGGCGGGGTCGGCCTGCTCGGCAGCACCGGCCTCCGCCGCATCCTCGCTCTCTCGGTGTTTATGGGTGGGTCGACTGGAGCCGCGCCGTGTCGTCAGGGGAGACGGCGTCTCCGCCGCCTCCCCGGACTCGGGCTGGCCTTTCCGGCTCTCCCTCTCCGAGTCGGCAGCCGGCGTAATCGTGCCGGTCGAAACCAGGTGCGCCGCCTGCGTCTCGGTGAACAGCCCGCCCCCGACGACGTCGCCCGGCGCGTAGGCGATGCCGTCGTGGAGAAGCGGGCTCTCGACGCGCCAGGCCATCAGCCGACCGCGTCCTGGACCAGGTATCCCGCGAGCGTGGCGATGATGTGCTCGTGGACGCTCTCGCCGACGCGCACGCGAATGCCCCCACGCAGGCCGATATTCGGATCCGGCGCCTGCCCAGCCACCCGCGTGCCGAACTGCGCGGTCAACGCGAAGGTCAGCCCGCCCTGGGTGTCGGCCAGCGGATTGAAGTAGTAGAGCAGCAGGTGCTTGCCCCACACCCGTTGCAGCGATGTCGCCTGCCCCTTCTTCGCGGTGTTGAGCCAGCTCTCACCGACCAGCACCTGATCGACCTCGAACAGGTCAGCGATCGCCTGCCGGGAGGCGATGCCATTCTGCACGCCGACGCCGGACTGCGCGGTGATCGCCTGCACGATCTTCGGGTGCGTGCGCAGTTTGGTCCACACCGCGCGCCCCATTACCATCCGGTTCGGTTTCATCAGGCAGGCGTCGATGCCCGCGTTGATGGCGCCCAGCGGATCGGAGTTGGTGAAATCCGACCATTGCGAGGTGCCGGACAGCTGCGTCTTGTTGGACGCTGCGTAGTTGGCGGCCGTCGTCACCAGGTCGGCGACGCGCTTCTCCCGGTCGAGCAGGATGTAATCGGACAGCTGCATCACCGCCCGATCGACCGGTGAGCGATTGGGGGGTGCATTGTCGATGTCGGACTGCGGGACCGGATCGTCGAGGCCGTAATCCTTCGTCGAGTAGGTCGCCTCGGTGGCGGTGAGGTCCACCTCGTTCGGCCGGCCCTTGCGGCCGACCAGCGTGCTCGGCAAGGCAAAGGTTTCTGCCGGCGAATAGTTCGTCAGCTTGTATTCCTGCCGGCCGACCGGCACGCGCGGGGCCACCTCGTCGGCGATGAACGAGGTGTTCCGGTAGGCGATGGTGATCGCCGTCAGTGCCTGCTGGATCGGGAACGGGGCGTTGGACACGTGCGGTCTCTCCTCTTAGCTGCCTTGCAGCGTGCTCGCTTACGCGCCCTGCAGCGTGCTCTGCGCCAGCAGCACCGTGCCGATGTCGCCGGACACGCCGGAGACCATCGCAATCCCGATGATGCCGTTGTTCACGCCCGCGGCCGGTGCCGCGGCCACCGCCTTGCCGCTGGTGTCGGCGGTGATCTGTGCGCCGCGAGTGACGTTGCCGCCGAACTCGACCTCGACGACACCCGACAGGTGCACGTCAATGCGCTCGCCGCTCGCGGCGTCCAGTTCGGCGGCGACGCCGATCAGGCTGTCGGTCGCCGCCGTCGCCTGCACGACGGTGTGATCGGCCGATCCCCACTTGACGATGCGCCGTTTCGTGATGGCGCCGCCGGTCAGATAGGTTCGGGTGAGGACGGGGGTGCTCAAGCGGTTTGCTCCGTGATGACGTGCCGCACCGCGGCATCGAGTTGCACATCCGTGCCCGCGGTCCGCTGCTGCTCCATAAAGGCCAGCGCGGCTCGGGCGATGGCTTCGGCGTCGCTTCCCGCTGGCAGCGCATCACCGGCGCCGGCCAGCTCAGCAAACTCGACGCGCTTCGGCAGCGAGGTGAGCCAGGCTTGGAAAAAGGCGCGGCGAGTCTTGGTCTCGCCCTCACCCTCGCCGAAGGCGACGGACTCGGCGTCGTCGAGAGAGGCGACGAAGGCGGCGAGTCCGGCCTGCTCGGCCGGCAACACCTTGCCGGCCGCCACCAGGCCGGTGATGAAGGCGGTCGCCTCGTCGCGACGGCGGGCGGCGGCGAACGCCGCCTGGTCGGCGGCCAGCGCTGCACGATCCGCGGCGAGCCGCTCGGCCTCGGTCTTGATCGCCGCCTCGCGGGCGGCGATGTCGGTGGTCATCCGATCGTTCTCCTGGTACTGCGCGGAGACTTCCGCCGGCGTCGGTGGCGTCTCCGGTTGCGCCGCAACCTCCTGGACGGTGTCGACGAGGTAGCCCGGCAGTGCCCGGTCGGCCTTGTCCTGACCGAACTCGCCGATGATCCACTCGCGCAGGCTGCGCAGCAGCTGTGCGACCGACCAGCCGGGGACCTCGCCAAAGGCGACGGTTACGCAGCCATCGTCGTCACTCCCCAGCTCAACTGCCTTGAGCCCCTTCACCGCCGGCGGCTGCGCGCCGAGGAAACCGACGTGCCGCAGCGCCCACACGCCCGGGTGCGGATTGCTGGCCGCATCGGGCCGATAGAACGAGGCGCTGACCTTCTTGAATCGGCCGGCCGCGACCATCTCGGCGAAGGCAGGATCGACCTGCGCCGGCGTGGCGATCAGCGTGCCGTCCTTATGAGTCAGCGACTCGATCCAGCCGTAGGCCGGTGCGTTCAAGGCCGGGTGGCCAACGACGATCGGCGCCTCGTGCCGCGACGTGTTGTACGCGGCCGCGGTGGCGGCGACGTCGTCCTCGCTAAACTCGAGGACGGTGCGATCCATCGCGGTGTGCCGGCCAGACTTGAAGATCTCGAAGGGCTGCATCGTCGCGCAGGATGCGGCGCGCCGTCGGCACAGTTAACCCGCACCTTTCTCTTACCGGGCGGCCGCGGGCCGTTCCGTTCGACGAGCGCCGGTCCGGCCGCCGCGGCGGATCGGAAGGCCCTTTAAGAGGCAATAAGAGCTCGTGAGAGGCACCCTACGCCATAATGCGTAGGACGGGGCGCTTGGCGTTGGGTGCCTCTCCTTGCGGCTCTCTGACGCGAGCGCTAAATTGACTCCAGCGAAGGCGTCGGTCGGGAGGTGGCCCCGTCAACCGGCGCCGGGCCCTGCGCTGGCCACCTCGGCGACAGGCCCATCAGCGCCCCCATACCAATTCCCCAACCCGCCAACGCTGCAGCTGCGATTCCGAGCTCGTCGGCACAAACGTCCACGCCTCGAATACACCCCGTCTCACCTGTACCACGAGCACCAGCGACCGGTTCTTGAGTCGCACGACCTGCAACACGCGCTGCCGCAGCACAACCTGACCGGTACCGCGATGTCGCTCAAACGTCATCCACACCTCGTAAGGTGTCGTGAGCAAACCGGGCAGCATTGGGATGAACGGCGCCCGGTCCAGCGCGATATGCTGGCCGAAGCGCTCCGCATCGACCAGCACGCGCGAGCCGTTCGGCATCACGAACGTCGCTTCTCTGCCTCCGATGACACGCTCCACGAGGCGCTGCATAGCGTCTTTGGTGGTCGCCCCTTCCGCCAGAGACGTTGTCACGTCGTCGACAGGGACCAGCTCCGGTCGCCCGGCGCTGCGCCAGTCGCCGGGCGTCAACACCTCCCACGCGCTGGCGCCCTGCGCCTTCCACCGCGCCATGACCTCGTCGGCGATCTGGTTGCCCCAGGCGGCCTCGCCCATGTTGGAGGCAAACCCCGGGTCGATGCCTTGCGGCACCCGGATGAGGCCGCGCCCGGGGATGTCGTGCACGATCAGCGGCGACGGCGGCGCCTCCTCGCTGACGCTCCAGCCGCGCCGCTCCAGGTCGCGGTCCGACAGCTGGATGACAGAGCAGCGGCAGTACCATCCGTTCGGCGGATAATGCGTCTGCCACCAGGGATGATCCGCCGGCAGGATGGTGCCATGCCAGGCGCGGTGCTGCGGCCGGGTGCGCGAGTCCATCACCGCCGAGTAGCGCAGATACGGCCGCGCCGCCTTCGTCCGCTGGATCTGCTCCCAGCGGCCGGCCGCGTGCGCCATCCGCAGGTTGGTGTCGTAGATCACCCGCGCCCGCCAGGCGCGGCCGCCGGCGCTGCCCTCACCGGTCCAGCCGGTCCAACCGTGGCGAGCGACGATCGCCTCGAAGTCCTTACGGAACTGCTGCAGCGTCGTGCCGTCCTGTAGCGCCCGCGTCAGTGTCTGCTGGAAGTCGGTGAGCAGCTCGTCGCGCATCGCCCCCGCGACCACGAAGGCGCGGGCGTGCATCCCTTCCCACAGATCGGTCCAGGTGCGCGTCGGCAGCGGCGCCTTGTCGCGCAGGAAGGCGATCGCCTCCTCGAACGGGACGCTGCGAACGGCAACGTCAGACACCGGCGTCTTCGGTCCGGCCGGTCAGCTCGGCCGCGACCATGCCTCGTCGCAGCACGTCGGCCAGGCCGTCCACCCCCATCCCTGGATAGAGGGTGAGCAGCCGCTCCGCCGCCTCGGCCAGGTCGGCACTCTCGTCGACGAGCCGGCGCACCTGGCCGACGAGAGCGTCAAAGTCAGCCGCCGCGGCGCGGCCCAGCTCGTCGACGAGGGGATCGACCGGGTCGGCCGCGTCCTCGGCGAACGCGGCATCGCCGGGGAGGGTGTCGGCCCCACCGGCGGCAGTATCAGCGCCCGCTGTCGTCGCGGCCGGGCCGCGCCAGGTCCAGTCGTTGCCGTACTTCTCCTTGATGTACGCATCTGAAGGCTCGCAGCCCATCTCGACGAGGGTCTTGTCACGCTCTGCTGTGAGCTGCAGATCCTCGGGCACGCCGGTGTCGCGCCAGACCCGCGGCGGCTGCGCGCCGGGGAAGTTCCACTCGGTGATCCAACGCGCGACCTGGTTGTTGAAGCTCTCGCACATTAGATCGGCGTCGGCATCGACGACGTCGTTGCGCACCTCCAGGTGCACCTTCGCCTGCGCCATTGATGAGCCATCGCCGGATGTCATCGTCTGCGACAGGATCACCTTGGCGATGACGTCGTCCCAGTAAGCGCAGAAGGCGGCATGATCGCCGCCCGCCTTCCGCACAGACTCCAGAAGGCTCAGCTGCATCCCCTGCGGGATAATGACCGCCTGTTCGGTCGCCACCGCCTGCGCCGCTTCGAGCAGCGTATCCTTCGCCTTCTCGCTGGCGCCGGGCGGATAGGTGCCGAGCCCTGTCGGCATGCCGAATTTCTCTAACGCCACCGACCAGAACCGCGCGCCGTTGCGGCGAAAGAAAACCGGCCAATAGAGCGTGCTGGCGAGGCCCCGCCCGTACGGATCGTCGTCGTCCTCGCCGCCGGTGCGGAAGGTCCAGAACTTGCGCTCCGGCATCACGACACCCTGCGGCGCGTCGATGCGCAGCAGCCGCAGCCGGCGGTCCCGGTCCCAGCGGAACCGCGAGCAGCGGCGCACCCGGATGTCGTCGAGGATGATGCGGCCGCCGTCACGCGCCCACAGACACTCGGCGACGGCCCAGCCGTAGAACAGGCCGTAGGCCATGTGGTCGGTGACCCGGTCCCACCCGATCCGCTGCAGCTGCTCGCGCACGAACGCGGCCGCGGCGCGGTCGGCGCGGCGCTTGGAGGCGGGCTCAACTTCCCACGCCTTGCCGGTCAACGCCCGGCGCCGCTGCTCGAAACAGAAGGACACCTGGTCGTCCCGCAGCAGCGAGCGGTAGGCCTCCCAGTTGCCGCCGATCGCCTGGAACGTCGGGTCAGTCGGCTGGAGGATTTCGCCGAGGAAGCCGGTCAGCGACAGCCGGTCGCCCGCCGCGTCCGACAACTCCTCGAACACCGGCCGCTCGTTCGCCATCTCAGTCCCCCGTGTGATCAACGATCGCGTGCTCGCCGCACCAGTCGTGCGCTGCGGTCAGCGGCCAAGCGGCGCGCATCCCCTGGTCGGTGATCGCTCCGCCCGCGGTGACCAGCGGGACGGGCGGATTCCGGCGGCACTGACCGTGGCCCCGCGGGAGCGACAGCCGGCCGGTCGACCCGGCGGAGGCCACCCAGAAGACGCAGCTCTCGCAGCGGGCGTCCGTCAATAGCCTCTCCAATTCACGCGCCGGCCGGCGGTCGCCGTATCAAACGCACCCGGCACGGCGGCCTCATAGGCGCCGAGGCTGACGCGGTCGCCGCCGGCGCGGAACTCGATCGGCGCCGCGGCGGCCTCGCCTGCCGCTGCCCAGGCGAGCACGCCGGCGATCGCCGTGTCGCCGTGGCGCGGCTCGCCGTCGGCGCCGCGCACCCGCTTCTCGTCCATCGCCGGCCGGCCGCGCACGAGCAGCACCTGCCGATGGTCGAGCACCAGGTCCTCGTGATCCGGGACGATGATCGACCGGTCCTCATAGGCCGCCCGGTATTCGGGGCAGTGGATCGCGTACCACTCGGCCGTCGCTTTGACGCAGTCGATCTGAGCGATGCCGTAGCGCTGCTGCGCCTGCTCGGCATGCGACTGGCCGTTGCCGCGGGCGTCGAGCTTGCCGTGGGTGCACATCGGCAGCGCGTCGATCAGCGCGAACAGCAGCCACTGCTGCACGTCGAACGGCACCCGGCGCAGCTCGATGATCACCACGGTGCGCCAGCGGCCGCCGCCCGGCTCCTCCTGCAGCACCCAGATCACCGACAGGTCGCCGTCGCGGCCGAAGTCCTGGCCGAAGACGGTGCGGCGGTCCTGGGGGATCGATTTGCAAATTTGCGCAAGTTCGCGCTCGAACCATTCCGCCGCGTCGTCGAGGCGGCCCTCGTCGAGATACCACGCCTCCGGCCGGGTCATCCGCACGATCGGGATACCGGGCTCGGCGCACTGCCTGATCATCGCCCGGGTGAAGTAGACGCCGCTGCCCTTGCGCGGCACGACGAACAGCTCCTCGTCACGCGCCTCGGTGTCGGCGCCGTAGGAACGCAGGATCCGGTCGTACCACTGTGCCCGGCCGACCTCGGACGCCTCCCAGCCGCGGATCAGGCACACCCGCTCATACAGTCCCGCGGCCACCGCGTCGTCGAAGGTCACCCGGTGCAGGGAGTAGTCGTAGAGGCCCTTGCGGGAGTCCTGAATCAGCAGGTTGAACGGATTGTCGTCGCCGTTGTGCGTCGAGATGATCCGGATGCGGCCGCCCCAGATCAGCAGTGCGTTGACCGCGGCGAGCACCTCCATTACGTCGCGGTGGAAAGCAGCCTCGTCGATGACGACGATGCCCTGCAGACCGCGGATGTTCGCCGGCCGCGACGACAAGCCGACAATCTGGAAGCCCGAGGCGAAGCGGATGCGGTAGGCGGCGATGTGCTTGCTCTCGCCGTCGTCGCGACGATCTTCGAAGACGAACTCCTCGATCGGCAGCACAGCGGCGGCGACGAAGCGGGCGAAGTGGGCGCAGGTGCGGCAGAACTCCAGGCCCTTTTCGCGGGTATCGCCGATGTAGAACACGTTGTCGCCGCCGGCGGATCCGGCGGAGGCGGCGATGATCGTGTCGTCGAGCGCCTCGCACCAGGTGATCCCGGTGCGCCGGCCCTTCTCCATCAGCTTCAATGGAGACTGGTCGGACAACCACGCGACCTGGTGCGCCATCAGGATGCCGTCCGCCAGCGGGTCGAGGTCGGCCGGGCCCTCGCCGGCGAGCGGCAGGTCGGCCACCACGTCCATCACGCCGCGGTCGGAAGTTTGACGCCGAGCACCTCGCGGCGCAGCTGTGCGGCGAGCGCGGCAGAGAGCCCGTGCTCCTGCGCCAGCTGATCGACCGCCTCCGCCGCCTGCTCCGCCCGGCCGGCCACCTCCGCCTCCAGCTCCCGCCGCACCGCCGTGCGCAGGTGCGCCCGCGAGCGCAGCGCCGTCGCCAGATCCTTCGACGCGCGCGCCAGGTCGGCCACGTCTTTGGGCCGGATTTCGTCGTCGGGGCCGAACTGCATCCGCGCCTTCAGTAGCAGCGCCTGGATTGAGCCGACCACCAATTGCGTGGCGTCATCCTCGACCAGGTCGGCCAGCTCGGCGCCGACCGCCCGCGCCATCTCCCGCGTCAGCTTGATGTCCTCGGCGATCCGCTCGAACTGCTGGCTGTACCGGCCGATCGCCGAGCGCGACACGCTATCGACGCCGAGGCCGCGCAGATGCTTGACGATCTGATCGAGGGTGTAGCGACCGTCGGTCAGCAGCCGATCGACCTCGGCACGGACTTCATCGGGGAGACGCCGGACGCTCGATCGGTGCGCCATCAGCCCGCCCGCTGCGGGCGGGCCACGCCCTCGACCTCGATCCGCCCCTCGACACAGTCGATGCCCCGCTCGGTGATCCGCCCGACCGCCTGGGTGTCGTTGACGAAATCCAGATGGATCAGGCCGGCCTCGCGGAGATAGTCCAGATCCTCCCTGACCTGCGGCCGAGTCGCGCGCGGATAGCCCAGCTCGCGCAGCGCCTGCAGCAGCACCAGCTCGTTCGCGTCGCCACCGCCGGCGTGCATGAGCTTCAGCGCGTCGAAGCGGCGCTGGCGTTGAGTGAAGGCGGAGTAGCTCATCATCGGCTCCGGCTGAACAGGTAATCGTCCTGGCGCTGGGTGATCGCATCGAGCCGGGCGATGATCCGGTCCTGGCCGTCGAGCCGGGCAATCAGCCGCTCGACCGCTAGCTTGACGCCGTAGACATCCTCATGCCCCGGCTGATCGCGTTGCGCCTGCTCGATCGATGTGACGCGTGAGAGCAGCTGGGTGACCGCAGTGTTCAGGTTCGCGAGCGTCTGGGCCTCGCTTTCGGCGTGCTGCTCGACGGCGTCGTGCATCGACTTGACCGCCGATTTGACAAGGATCCAGACGGCGCCAAGCACCACGCCGCTGAACACCGAGCACAGCGACAGCATCACGGCCAGCTCGGCGACAGTCAGGCCGTCGACGACGGGCATCGCCGCTCCTGCCTCTCGGCTGCCTGCAGGCGCTCTGCCTCTGTGTCCAGGGAGGCATAATTGGCGGCGATCTCGGCATCCGCCCGCGCGCACTGCTCGGGCGTGAAACCCCACCAATGCCCGCCGTGCGCCCGCAGCGTCACGAGCGGGCCGCCGCTCGCCAGATGCGTGCGGTAGTGGCGGATGCTCACGCCGCAGAGCCCGTCCAGGCGGCCTCGGCCGCGGTGAGCCGCGGCTGCATGGCGGCCCAGTACGCCACCATCTCGGCGTCCGACACCTCGCCACGCTGATTCCGGCGCACGACCATCTCCGCCTCGCGCCAGAACTGCGCAATGGTCAGAATCGTGGCGGCGATCTCTTGGGCGTTCATCGGGCAGCTCCATCGGGGGTGATCGACTGCACGCGCAACAGCGCGGCCTCGACCTGGTCGAGCGCGGTGCCGGCGGCGGCGTCGCTGGTCGGCGCCGGCCCGCTGCACACCGGCACGGCGACGGCGCGCGCCTGGTCGACGGCGGCGATCTGCTCGGCCGACAGCACGCCGGCGCGGCGCCAGCCGGCGAGCGCCGTCTCGGCGTTGACGAAGCTCTCGCAGGCGGTCAGCAGCTGCCCCCGCGGGTCGGCGAGCTGAGTGCCCTCGCAGGCAGAGAGCGTCAGCGCCGAGGCGGTGACCAGCGCCAGGGCAATCCCGGAGCCGCCACCGACCGTCGTCAGCCCGTGCCGCGCGCGGAGTCGGCCCCAGACCACCAGGCCGAGACCAACGAGCTCGCCGAGGTGGGTGAGCGTCTCGGCGACCTGCTGCTGCTCGGCGTCGGATACGGGTACGCCGGCGGCGTTCAGGATCGCCGATGTGCCGGCGACGACGGCACCCCAGAGCGTCATGCTCTGGTACCAGAGCTTGGAGTCGATCATTCAGGCGGCCTCCGTAGCATGCCGCAGCATCGCCCGGCTACCCCGCGCAGGTAACCCGCACCTTTCTCTTACAGGCGGCCGCGGGCCACGCGGTCGCGGATTCGCCGGACGGAGAAGTCGGAAATGCCGACGCTGCGGGCGGTCTCGGCGACACTGGCACCGTCCAGCAGGCGGGCGATCACCTCCGCCTCGACCCGCCCGCGCACGCCGGTCGGGCCAAGCGGGATATACACCTTGGTGCCGCCGAATTCCGCGACCAGGGCCTGCAGCACATCGATCCCGCAGGCCTTGGCGATCGGATGTTCATCCCGCGCGGTTGCCGGCACCGAAACGACGGTGCCACCGCATTGCGAGCACAGCGCCCGGGCAGCCTCGATGCCATGCCGATCCGCCACGAACCGGTAGAGGAACGGCTCGATCATGTCGCCGCTCCGGGAAAGCGCTGTTCAGACGCTGGCCACCGGGGGTGAACAGCTCGCAGTAGGTCGAGCACGCGCGCCTTTAGGCTCTCGCCCTGGACATGCGCGCACGTCCCCCGGTGATAGCGATGATGCGATGGAGCACCGGCGCTGTCGGGGCGGCGTCCGCCTACTGCTGCTATGGGCTGTTCAGACCCACGATCAGCCTGCGCGCCGACTCGAGCCGGTGTCAAGGTCATTCCGCGCCTGCCTTGGCGCGATACTCGGCGGCGATCTTCGCGAGGGACTCCGCCTCCGCGAGAAAACGCTGGGCCGCGTACCCGTATGCCTCCCAGTCAGTTCTGAAACGACGCCGGGGCTCGATGCCGTCGAAGTCGACTTCGACGGCATAGTTCCCTGCGCGCGTGCTGATGATCGCGAGCCTCAGGAAGACGCCGTTCACGATGAAGCCCCCTCCCGCAGCGCCGCCGACAGCGGCGCCTCGACCTGGCGGCGCTGCATCTCGCCGCGCAGCCAGCCGCCGAGCTTCTCGGCGGCGGCGTTCAGCTGGTCGGCGGAGAGCTGGGTCAGGCTGGTCTTGCAGCTGCTGATCCGGAAATGCAGCCACGCGTCGAGCGCCACCAGCTCGGGCACCCGCAGCACCCCGAACTCGCCGAGCCGGCGCCAGACCGCTCGGCACAGCTCGCGCTTGGCTTCTGCTCCACCGTCCTCCTCCGTCGCCGGCACCTCGAAGCCGCAGCGGGCGCACCACTGCTTCAGCGACTCGATCAGCGCCCAGGCCTCCGCCGGCGACAGCCACTGCAGCGCGTCGACCTGGGTCTGTCGATGGCAGAACGCGGCGAGAGCCTCCTCGGACGGGTCCGAGAGCTCTCCCAGATGGTAGAGCGAGAGCCACAGCGCGCGGGCCTTGCGCGCCCAGGCGGTCTCGGCGCGCGGCCGGTCACCGGCACGGCCGCCGCCACCGCGCCCGGCGCTGCCCTTCCGGCCGGCGCCGAGACCGCGCATGTGCGTCAACAGGGCGGCTCGCTCGCCGGCCGTAAGCTCGGCCGCGCTCTCGGTACGGCCCTGCGAGATGCGCGACACGATCGCCCGGTAGCTGTCGTCGTGCAGCGCCAGCTCGCGGGCCATCGCGTGGATCGCCTTGATCTGCTGGTTGCGCAGCGGATCGCGGTGACCGGCGGGCCGGCTCATGCCCGGCCGCCTCCCTCGGCCTCGGCAAGCACTTCGAGCGCCGTCTCGCGGAGGTGCTGGGCGAGCTCAACCGCCTCCCGTACAGTAAGGATCAGCGACACCGGCGTGCACCGGCCACAGCCGCAGGTGTAATCCAGCCGTACCACCGCGGCGCCGGTCGGCAGCAATAGACCTCGCGTGAGAATGTTCGCGGTCTTCGGGCCAGGACGGCCCTTCACGTGAGCGGGTTGCGTATTGCGATCAGCCATTGTTCCACCTCTGTCATCTCGGCCAGCTCGCGGTCAGCGAACTGCTGAGTCATCCGTCCCTGCGAGACCTGCCCCGGGTAGACATTCCTGCGCCGAGCAACCTCGCGGGAGACGATCATCAGCAGGCGCTGGACCTCGGCACGCGTCGCGATCGCCTCGCCGCGGAGCGCCTGGCGGAGGGCGGTCTCGACCTGGCCCCACTCCGCGAGCCAGCGATCGGCCGTCTCCGACAGCATCCACTGATCGGCCACCCATCGCGGATAGAGGCGCCGGCGCTTGCCGGCCTCGCGCTCGACACAGGCGAGCATCCGCTCCAGCCGCCGCCGCTCGGTCTCGCCGCCGCCCTCCAGCGGCAGCTCGGCAGGCGTAGCCTTGGCTGGCGGTCGCTTCTTCCGCCGCGCGCGCGGTCCGCAGACCACCGCCCAGGTTCCGTTCGGCATCTCGACCGTCATCACCGCAGCACCTCCAGCCGGCGCAGCGCCGCGCTCAGTGCCGGCGTCGTCTCGCCGGCGGCGTCACGGGCGACGGCGAGCGTCGCGTAGAGCAGCGCGATCAGCTGGTCGGTGGCCGGCATCCCGGCACCGTCGTCGCGGACGGTGCGGAGCACCCGGCAGCTGAGCATCGCGATCGAGACCCGCCCGGTCTCGGCGGGATCGAGCGCGCTCACTGCGCACTTCCGGCGGCTGGCGGCGGCGAGAACGCGTCCATGCCGCCGGCATCAAAATCGAAGGCGACGCCGTCGTAATTGACGGCGACGATCAGCGCGGTGACTTCGCGGCCGTCTACTGTCGTGCCGCGCCAGACCGAGGCCGGCGAGCCGCCGGCCGCGATCACCCGCCCCGTGGCGGCGATGGTCATGATGGGCAACGCACTGTTCGCCATGATCAGCGCCGCTCCTCGACGGCCACGTCCAGCTCGGTCCCGGTCGCGTGCGCGTAGAGCAGCAGGTCGTTGAGCAGTTCGCTCTCGCCCAGCGCCTTCTTCTTGTTCCGCCGGATCTCGACCAGCTTGACCAGCGCGCGGACGTTGTAGCCCTCGGCCTTCGCCTCGGCGCGCACCGCGCCGAGATCGGCCTTGAGCCCGTCCACCTCGTCGGACAGCCGCTCCAGACGATCGACGTAGGCGACGAGCTTCTGCTTGGCCTCGGTATCGATGGACATCGGATTTTCCTCTCCTCAGAGCATCTGTTCGGGAAGTCCGGCCGCCGCGGACTGCTTGCACGGCCGGCACAGGCGGTTGCCTGCACTCCGGCTGCGGAAGGCGCCGCCGCAGCACAGGCAGGACCTGTCCATGCTCTTCTTCCGGTCCGGCGATGACGGCGCGGCAGAGATCGCTGCCTGCGCGGCGGCAATCTCCCGGTCGATGGCGGCGACACGCTCTGCCCATGCCGGATCGTCGGCGAGCCTGCGCTCGGCATTCGCGAGCGCAGATCTGACCGCCGCGTGGCCGCGGCCGCCGAGAGACTCCCCGATGCGCTGCAGCGAGAGCCCGAGGCGACGGCGCGCCAAAAGGATCGTCATCTCCCGTGCCCGACACAGCGGGGCATCCCGACGCGGAGTGAGCATGTCGGACAGCGCCACGCCGAGCGCTGCCGAGACCAGGCCGGCGATCTCTGCGACCGTCGTCATGGACGCACCAGCCCTGGCAGCTTGTCCGCCTCACCCAGGGGAACGCACAGCTCCCAGGCGATTGCGGCCGCGCACTCCGCCCGCAACGCCTTGTCACGCAGGCGTCTCAACGCGTGTTCGGACCTATTCGGCCGCTCCAGGGCGCGGACGAACGCGACGTACGTCGTGTTCCGCTCTTCGAGCACGTCCGCCAGCGGTCGCGACGGGATGAGGCTCGTCATCGCCGCGCCCGCCGCTGGTCGAGCCGGACGACGTTGGCGGCAGCGGCGACCACCACGCCGCGCGCATGCGGCGGCACGGCCGCCGTCTCCATCGCCGCCGCGCGATCGGCCAGCGCCTCCAGCCGTTCGATCAGGATCGTGTTGAGGTCCCGGGAGTCCAGCTGCCGGGAGTGGAAGAACCGCACCTGGGTGGCCAGATAGCGCAAGTCGTCAGACAGCATGCCCGCCCCCTATGCCGCCGCATCCCGCGCACCGTTGTCGGCGGGCGACAGCCGCTCCCAGGCCTGGCGGATATGCCTCGCCGTGCGGGTCTCCTCGGCGCCGGCGGCGAGCATGCCGGCCAACGTCAGCACCTTGGTCAGCCCGCGCAGCGCCCCCGGCTTGCGGGCGATCGCCTTCAGCAGCCGCTTCTCGTCCGGGTCGGTCACCCCCCAGGCAGCGATGATCTGGCAGATGTCGGCCGGGCGCGGGCGCGCCTGGCTGTGCCGCATGCCGATCCGGCTGTACAACTGCGCGAACGCCGCCTTCCGGCCTTCGCCCTCCAGCCGCGAGTAGACGGTCTCGTTGCCGAGCAGAACCACGCCGACGCCGGTGCGGTCGTGAATCGAGCGCAGCTGGTCGATCGCGGCCGTTTCCGCGTGGTTCGCCTCGTCGACGATGATCAGCCCGCCGGTACCCTTGATCTTGCGGGCGATCGCCTGCGACAGCCGGGCCGCGTTCCGCTCGGCAGTACCTACCGCCTCGCACAGCTCGTTGAGCACGGCGTTCATCCGGCCGCTGCAGGGTTCGAGCGTGATCAGCCAGACGTTCGGGTTGGTGTCGCGGTAGTGCTGCGCCGCCGAGGTCTTGCCGATGCCCGCACCGCCGGCGACGACGGCGAAGTCGGCCGCCGCCTGGGCGAACTGCATGATCGCGAGGATGCGCTCGGCCGTCTCGGTCCGCAGGAACCCTGGTGCCGTAGGCAATGCCGCCGCCACCTTCTTGCGCGCCTGCCGTGACTCCAGCCACCTGGCGACGTCGCCCGCGACACGCCCGGTGTTGCCCTGGTACTTGCCCGTCATCCAGGTGGTGAAGGTGCCGTAGGCGATATTGGCATCCTTGGAGATGGCCGCCTGGTTGAGGCTCTCCGCCTCCATCACCCGGCGGACCTCGGCGCGGAGCTGTTCCTGGGCTTCGGCCGACCAGGTGCTATCCTGAGCGTCGGCTGTCGTGGTATTCATCTGCCATCCCTTTCATTCCGAGGACGGCGCGGCGGCAACCGCGCCCCCTCACCCCTTCCGCGCCGAGGCGAGCTTCGCCACCCCGCGCGCGAAATTCTCCATGACGTCGTCATCGTCGGCCGGCAGCTCGGCGGGCCCGCGGAACAGCGGCCGCACCACCTTCGTGGTCGGCGCTTCCGGCTCGGGCTCCGGCACCGGCAGCATCCGGGCGACGTCGTCGATCGAAAGTGTCCGCTCCGCCTCGAGCTGAGCGCGCTGCGCCTTCATCCAGGTGCGGCGGGCGCGGCCATGCGCCTGGGCGCCGGCCTGATCGGCGAAGCCGACCGCCTCGATACACGCGGCCTCGCCGAGGTAGGCGCCGTCGATCCGGTAGACGTGCAGCCCGCGGTGCAGGTCCTGCGGGTCGAACCGGACGGTGAGCGGCTGGCCCATGTGCTGGGACAGGAACTCGCCCCAGTACCGGTTGCCCATCAGCCGGAGCGATCCGGACTGGCTGTCGGCGCGCACGCCTTCGGCAGCCAGCAGCCACAGGCGGCGCTGCTCGGCCGTGGCCTTGCGGATCGGCGACTGCGCGTAGGACTCCTCGAACACCTGGTCGAACGAGCGGCCGTTGCACACCGCCGCCCTGCGGCCACGCCGGGCGTTGTGCATTGCGATGCCCTTGCGCACCACCTGCTCGAACATCGCCAGCGGGATCGCCCGGCTGCGATAGTTCTCCGGCTTCGCCAACGGCGTGTTGCCGGTCCAGGCGCCCGCCAGGTGCGGGCTCTTGGCGATGTCGTCGCAGAAGTCGCGGAATGCCCGCTCGATCGGCTTCGACTGGCCGGCGTAGGGCGTCGCCCAGTGCACCTGGCAGCCGAGCGCGGGGAACAGGCCGACCGGGTCCTCGTCGCGGACCTTGAACCGGTAGCGGGTGGCGGTCCCGCCGGTCAGCCACTTCGCGGCGAACGCCCGGCCGTTGTCCATGAACACGTGATCGGGGATGCCGTAGCCCTCAACCACGTCGCCGAAGGCCAGCCGCACGGATTCCTTGTTCTCCGACCGGTCGATCCGGTGCGCCAGGATCTTGCCCGACAGGATGTCCTGCCAGGCGACCATGCACGGCCGGGCGATCTCGCCCTTGCCGCCGTCCGCGGCCGGCCACTGCACCCAGACGTCCCATTGGTGCCCGTCGGCATTCACAGCCTCGAGCGCGTGAAATACCGAGTGGTCGCGCTGCTGCGCCGGATACAGCCGCTTCAGCGCCGTGGCCCCCTCGCGGGCGAGCACGATCACCGCTGCCGATACATCGCGGTTGAGCCTGCGCTCCAGCGTCCGCGCGCTGGGGATCGTCCAGCTGTGCGCTTCGGCCATCGACTCCAGGCGCCGGTAGCACGAGCGCAGGGTGGGCCGCTCCAGCCGCAGGTAATCGGCCTTGAACACCTCCCAGGCCTCGGCGTCGCAAGTCTCCGGCGCGGCCCGGCCGGCGCGGTGGTCGGCAAGCCGGGGCAGCCGGTCGGCCGCGTCCCCTCCGGCGGCCCGCCGGCGGTACTCCCACAGCGTCGACGGGCCGATGCCGTGCGTGTGCGCGACCACGTCGACCGCGGCGCCGACGGCGGTTCCCGCGGCGATCAACGCCTCGATCTCGTCGAGCAGCGCGAGCCGGCGCCTCGCCTCGTCCTTGCGCGCGTCGGTCAAGCACTCGAATCGCCGCCAGAGCGTGGCCGAGTCCTCGTCGCTGCTGTCGGCGGGCGCAGTCTCGACAGGTGCAGAGGCTTGCGAGAGCGCTCCGGGAGCACTCTCGGAAACCTCTGCGAGGGTCTCCAGGGCGGCGCGGGCGCGCTCCGGCAACACGTCGGCGGAGAACTCGGTCCCGCCGCCCTGGCCGGAGCGCCGCCGCCATCGCCCGGCCGGATTGTCCGGGTAGCGCCATTCCTGCCGCGTCCACCGCTCCCGCTCCGCCAGCCGGTGCAGTCCGCGCAACGACCTGGGCAGGCCGGGCAACTGCCGTTCGGCGAGATCGGAGAGGGTGAACCAGCTGCTCATACGTCGATGCCGAGCTCCCGGCAGCTGTGCGCGCAGCGCCCAAGCGCGGTGCGCAGCCGCAGCTTCAGGTTAGGCGGTAGGAAGGCATAGCGCTGCTCGACCAGGCGCTGGATGTCGGATAGCAGCTCCAGCGGCTCGCAGCCGGAGCCCATCGTCACCGCCAGCACGGCGACCGCGACCGCGCTAAAAGCACCGTCCGGATCGAGGACGGCGATCCGGTTCCCGTCCGGATCGGTGAGGGTGCGGGTGCGAGCATCATATGCGTCGAAGACGATGGTCTCTGGCGCGCCGCCCATGCTCTCCGGCTCGGCCGCTTCGGCGCTCATTCCGCGGCTCGTGGCTCGGGCTCGGCCACGTCGGCGATCGGCGCCTCGGCAGGGGTGACGATGAAGTCCTCGCCGGCTGAGCCGACCGTCACGCCGTTGATCGCCGCTACGGCATCCGGCTCACGCAGCATCGCTTCCTTGTCGACTTCGACGCGCGTGCGCAGGAACTGAAACAGCCGGAGATCGCGGATCTGCTCGATCACCGCTTCGACGCCGCGGATCGTCACCGACGGCGGCCGCAGCCGCCAGGACACCTCGCCGGCGCTGAACCGCACCGTCTTGGTCCTGCCGGCCCCGGTCAGCTCCACCCGATGCGCCTCGCACCAGGTGCGTAGCCCCTCGGTCCGCTCGCGGACCTCGTTGAGGTAGGGCTCCGCCTGGCGGGCAGTGTTCGCCTTGATCCGCGCGATCTGCTCGTCCTGCTCGGTTTGCAGCACCGCCAGCTGCCGCTGGCATTGCCCGATCAGGTCGATGAAGGTGTTCGCTTCGCCGGCCGACTGCGGCACGGCGACCCGCGCCGCGTCGGCCTTGGCGCGCTTCTTCGGCTTGCTGGCCATCAGCGGCCTCCCTGGATGACGGCGAGAACGGGGGGCGGCGCGTCCTGCGGCGCCTCTTGCGCGGCGAGCAGGTCGGCGATCAGCCCGATGTCGTCGAGGTGAGCGAGAAACTTCCGCCTGGCCTTCCGGTCGCAGCGCGCCCACGCCGCCATCAGAGCCTGGAACTTCGCCTCCGATCGGGTGGCCGGCCGGCGGGCGGGGCGGATTTCCTCGAGCGCGGCGTGCACCGACCGCGCCGGCGCCTCGGCGCGCAGCAGCGCCGCCACCACCTGCCGCTGCTCGCCGCCGTTCAGCCGCGCGATCCGCGCCAGCTCGCTGTACCGGTCGGCGAAGCGCGACGCCGCGAGGGCGGGCAGCAGCTCGGGGAGAATGCCCCGGTAGAAGCGCAGGTAGTTGCGGACATGGCGGTCCGACATCCGCATCTTCTCGGCCGCTTCGAGGTCGAACCGAGGCTCCCCAGTCTCTGTATGGAAATAATTTCCAAGCAGACGCAACCCTTTGTGATGCCTAGCCTTTGCTGCCCGTTTTGTCATCGGATGCAGCGCCTCGTAATTGTGCTGCCACTCAGCGAGACTGGCGGCGCGATCGATCACCGACAGGTCGCGCCGGTGCAGGTTCTCGCTGATCTCGATCAGCCGGCGCTCGATCTGGTTGACCCGGGCAATGGTCGCCGGGATCTCGATCCAGCCGAGCAGCTGGCAGGCGGCCAGACGGTGCGCGCCGGCGATCAGCCGGTGCTGGCCCTTGTCGTCGGGCGGCCCAACGACGATCGCCGACTGCAGGCCGAGCGCCTCGATCGACAGCGCCAGGCCCTTCACCCAGTCGGCGTCGACGGCGCGCAGGCGCTCGCCGACGAAGATCGCCGCAATGGGCAGCGTGGCGATCTTCATGGCTTCACCAGCCCAGCGGCCCAGATCCGCGCGAGCTCGGTGACTGCCCACAGCCGCGCCTCTTTGGACATCTTGAGCGCCGCCTGCGTCAGCCGCAGCTCCGCCTGGGTCCGAGCCAGTACCTCTTCGATCGGCGTCGGGTCGTACCCGGGCGCTGTCAGGACAGCCATGACCGCTCCAGCGTCGAGAGAATCAGCAGGGCGCCGAACACGATCAGCAGAAACGGCGCGGCGGCGGCGAGAACCGACAGCAGCGCCTCGCGCGCCGCCGTCCGATCGAGATCGAGCGGATCGGGGGCGCTCATGCCGCGGCCTGCTCGGCCGGCGCCGGGAGCGGGCGCCCCTCGTAATCCATGCCGCGCTCCCGCAGCCAGTCGGCACGGCGAACCGGCTTGCCGTCCGCGGTGTAGCGCGACGGCCAGATCGCTATCGGCGAGACGCCGATCACAGATGCGATCGCCGCCTGCATTTTAGGATTGGGCAGCCTGTTTATGGCTGCGGCCGACACTTTGGTCAGCCCGATCGATCGGGCCACGTCCGCAAGCGTCTTGCCTTTTTCTGCCAGCTCGTAGCGGACGCGGTGCCACGGCCAGTCAGGGTATGGAGTGGTGCTCAATGAATCCCCCGGCGATAAACTCGAACACCGGGGAATGTGCATCCGTTTGGATGGCGAGTCAACTCCGATTGGATTGACACAACATCCGTATGGATTGGGAGGCTCCGGTCGGAGGGTGACCGGACGTGGACGATCGTCAGTTGTTGGAGTTTGCTGGCAGACTGCGTGATGTGGCAGAGCGGTTTAAGCCGCAAGAGGTCGCCGCAGGAATGGCCGGATGTGCCGTGTCTACTTGGCAGCGGTACTTGCGAGGCGAGCGAGAGCCAGGCGTCCTCACGGTCGCGCGGTTTGCTGCTGCCGCCGGGGTGTCTTTGGAGTGGTTAATCACAGGCCGGGCCCCAACATCCCCAGGTACTGTTGACCAGCCCCTGCTGCAGCGGTTGCTTGCCGAGGCCTTCGAGGTGCTCGATGAGCGGCGGATCCGCGTAAAGCCGGCGGACATCGCCGAGGGGGTTGCGACGATCTACGGCATCGAGGCCGCCAAGGGGCAGGGCCGGGATGCCACCCCCCCCCGAACAGAGAAGGTCGCTGTTCCGTCTAATGAAGTGACTTGTTTTTCTTCGGCTCGTCTGTCAGCTATCGCCCATCCATTTCGGATGGGGGGGTGCCAGTGGCGGAAAGTAGACGATGGCTCGATGACTTTCTCTTAAATCGAGAAAATTCCGAGACGGGGACGGGGCTTACCCTCATAAACGTCGAGGGTGGCACAGTCACCATCCATGTCTATGCGGCGGCCACGGCCGCGGCGCCGGCCGGCGCCGGGCGGAACGACCAGGAGCAGGAACGCGCCTCTGTACCCAATCCCTCGTCGGCATGCGTGTAGCGCATACCTGCACACCGCTTGGGGTCAAGGCTTAATGCGTTATCCACATATTGCGACGATCTATCGTTCTGTGGAAAACTACAACAAGCCGTTGGAATAGGCTAACTTTGCACTTTCGCATTAGAGAATGCTAAAGTGCAAACTTCTGCCTCTCAGTCGACCCTCCGCCGGCGGCCGATTTTGCCCCGGAAAACGCCAGGGTAGCCTTCTTTGAGAGGGCGTCTCTCAGCGCCTCTCGGGCGTTACCGAGCAATGGCTTGTGGTGTGTCTCCAGGGGGCGCTCAGAAGCGCGTTGAGAGCCTCCTGAGAGCCTTTCGGAATGTGCCTCTCAGCGGCCCGATTTCTCCAGGATCTGGTGTCGCGAGGCCCTTTCTGTCAAAGTTCTCTTGACTTCGCGGCGCCCGTCCGCCCCCTTGTGGATAACCGCGCATGTCCCTGCCACGCAAACAGGAATCCCACGTGGTTGCACCCCAGCCCAGCAGATCCCGCGACTCCAGGGTTACGTGTCACCCTTCAGCGTT